CCAAGCTACACGAGTAAAAAATTTCATGAACTACCAACTCATGAATAAGATGAAAGAGTATGAACCCGAGTTCGACCAGTTACTTTTTTATCTCCCTCTTAGCGGCTCTGCCTTTAAAAAAGTTTATTACGATGAACTTTTAGACAGAGCCGTGTCTAAATTTGTACCAGCAGATGATTTAATAGTTCCATACACTGCAACATCTTTAGAAGATGCAGAGGCAGTAGTTCACGTTTTAAAAATATCAGAAAATGATTTAAGAAAAAAACAAGTATCTGGTTTTTATAGAGATGTAGAAATTACACCAGGTTATTCACAAGAAACAGAAGTAGAGAAAAAAGAAAGAGAGTTGGAAGGCGTTAGAAAAACTAGAGACGAACAAATGTTTACAATTCTAGAATTTCACACAAACCTAGATCTTGAAGGTTTTGAAGATAAAGACATAGAACAAAATCCAACAGGAATAAAACTTCCTTACATTGTAACAATTGATACATCATCAAGAGAAGTTTTATCTGTTAGAAGAAACTATAAAGCCGAAGACCCATTAAAAAATAAAATTGAATATTTTACTCATTTTAAATTTTTACCGGGATTAGGTTTTTACG